GCCGTAATTTCATCGTTCATGTGGACGAACTTGATTATGGTTCCGGAAACAATCAGTCCCTACAACCACTTATCGAGGCAGATACTTACACTAAAGTTTACTATTCTGCTACAGCTGATGAGCTGAAGAAGGAGATGAAGAATACCCAGTATCACCTTGAAAAGTTCGTTCCAAATGAAAAGTATAGAGGCTCTCAATACTTTCTATCTGCGGATCTCGTTCATGAGAGTAAACCTTTCATTCAAGAGATAGAAGGCATCATCTCTTATACGGAGCAGGCGCTTGACCTCGCTGGTTCTCTCACGGATGAGAGACCATGCGGTATAGTAAGGCTTACGAAGGGGAATGACTACAATAACCTCAAAAAATTCCTTATCAAGGATGACGGTCCATCAGTCTATTCGGTTGAACTCGATTGCAATTGTCATTTCGTTGATTGCAAAATCAAAGAAAGATTTGACCCTACAAACATCAAATATGTAACTGAGAAAACTATCTTCTTCGTGAAGCAATGCTGGAGGAGAAGCACCGAACTCAAAGGACATGATAAGATCTCATTCATGCACGATCACCGTCGCATCGCCCTTCTTAACAAAACTGGAGCTGCATATGGATCTCTCAGCCAAGCAGTATCTAGAGTGAAGCATTATTCACCAAACGGAGAAAAAATCAATGTTTACACTGATCCAAATGTGTTCCTGTTCTCTGTAGATAGAAATGTAGCTGAGGGGCACAGACTTTACAATCGTCAATCATATACAATCAACAATGACCATCGCAGTGCATTCAAACAAGAATAAATCAAATACACAAAAAGAAAAAAACAAAAAAAGTAGAGTAGTTTTTTTTATGATATATAATTATAATGAATAAAATAGCAAATACATCTGTTAAAGTGTGTAATAGTTATGCCTTAATATTAAATTCTATTTGGATTTTTTCTTCAATAATATATATATACTGGCATTATACTAAATATAAAAATACCTTAAAAATAAAAGGTAAAATAGTTAAGATAGAAATTTTAAATCAATGTAAAATAAAAGATAATAAAAAATCTTTTTTTAATCATTTTAAAGGGGATAAATACCATGGTATTTTAGAAATAGAATATACAATTAACAATGAAAAGAAAAACATAAAAATAGAACATGATAAATGTAAAGATTTGATTATAGGGGGGGATATTGAATTATTGTATAATGTGAATGATAAACAAGTTATGATAGATCAAAGTAATATATATAGTAATATATTGTATTTTGTTATTATATTTTTAGTAATAATCATATTTTTTACATTTTTAAGAATATTCTATAGTAATAATAAATGGGTCAAAATATACATAGCTTTTCAATGCCTTTTACCAGGATAATTTAATCTTCAACTTTTGTAAACTCTTTATTCAAATGTATTACTCTATTTTGTCCAAGAGAATATTCAATCGCATTTGTAATATTTAGCATCCAATCAATATACCTTATTTCATAATTTTTACCACAAAGTTTCATTAAAACTTCTGGTAATTTATATAAATTATCTTTGCGAGGACGATAAGTTGAAGGGGGTATTGGTTCAAAATTCTCAAAATACATTACCCTTACTGGATCACTATCTTTCTCAATGATCTCTACCCTTATAATATCATGTATCCTTATTAACCCTCCATTCTCCATTTTTTTATAAAGGCTATGTAATAATGTTTTATTAGGGATACTTTGTGGATTATTAAAATCATATCCAGTTGAGTTCAACCATAATTGTAAAACATGCCAATCAAGAGTAGTCTGTTCATGAGGATTACGTTTTATTTCGTTTTCTTCATCTCTATAAACTAGTAACCTTTGTAAATCCCTTTTATTCGTCGATTGCGGTTGTATTGTATCCAATGCATATAATTTTTTCCCTGGAATTAAGGTAGATTCAATCAAAGGGCGCTCTGGGTTTATAGAATATCCAGGCAATCTTTCATCTGAAAACATTTTTGTCAATTCTGCTGCTTCATCATCGCCATCAAAGTATCTACAAGTAAATAAAACATAAGTTCCTTCACCCATTTTCTCTATTATATTACTTAACCTTATCGTAGTATTTACACCATTACCCATAACACCGGGTAATTCATCATCTCTAACTTTAAAATGGTGGAAATCAGTATATTTTCTACTTCCTTTCTTAAGACATATTATAGAACAATTAAATCCACCAGATTCACGTCTTTCACAACCATCCCCCCTTAATTGAATAGTTGTTTCATTAAATAATTCTCCAGGTAAATGTAAACCATATTGAAAATTATAAATATTAACAGAATTATATACTCTTTCCCCTAATCTTCTGTAATAATTTATAACAGGATCCATAGATGATTCTAATTTTTTAGTATTATCATCATTTTGAAAGATTGTATTACCATTTATATAATGTTTCATTATAGGCTCTACATCATTTATATCTGGAGGGGCATTAATACAAACATTTGTAGGAGATAATGTTATTATCTTTACACCAGTTGGTATTTTGAAAAATCTATAAGGAATCAATGAACCGTGTGCTGCTATAATCTTAACAGATTTTTCTGCATCACTTTCACATTTACTTGTCTCCATATCATCAAAAAATGGATTCCCTCTTATATTTTTTATTTCAACTGGTATAGAATAAATATCCTCCGGTTCTAAAAAAGGGGGAGCAGCTACTTGAGGGGGTTCATCTGATGTACCTGGTCCATCACCCTCTACAATTACAGTTCCAGTTCCAGGTCGTGTTTCTGGTAGTTTCCAGTGAGTTGTTTTACTATTATGGTCTATATAATATGGTACTCCATTGTTTGTAGTTTGTATTTCCCAGCCATCTGGTAGTTTTGATCTATTATATTCGGCTTCCCTGAAATCTTGAAGGGTTTCTTGAAGTTCTCTTATATTTCTTTGTTTCTCACTTCTACTTCGATTCCTCCCCATACGTTTACGCGTTTCATTCATAATTTCTCTTATATCTTCCAATGAACTTTCAGTTGTAGGGGCTGAAATACTTGAACTTGAAGCACCACCCTTCTTTATTCTTTTCTTTTTTGTATAATTATTCTTTTTAACCATTTATTATATTATATATATATAATATTCTATTTATGGAGCTTTCCTTGGACTTGAACGTGCCATAATATTTTCAGCATGTAGTCTATCAACCTCTTTTAATAACTTATTCCAACTTCCTTCAAAGCTACCCTTACCATTACTCTCATCGCCACTAAATGACTTAGCACAATCAAAAATTTGTTGAGGTAATAAATTAAGGTCTTTATTAAGACATATTCTCTCTATAAATTTAATCATTTCTTCATTACTATTAATATTTTGAACCTTTGTAAATCCAAACTCAGTCAAACTTACAAGTTGTCCTGTAACTTTCCCACAATTTTTAAAACTAATTAATAAATCTTTCAGATAAACTCTCATTGTTGGAGATATCAATGGCATTAAATACCCCACAAATATTAAATAAAGTCCATTATTAGTTAAATCTGGACAATCAATATCACTTGTTGTTATAACTGTAGTTATGTTTTCCATTTTTATTAATTATAATCTTAGTTTTTAAATACTAAAAAAATATTTTATAATTTACTTAATGAATATTTTGATGGAGAACTAAATCGGTAAATTACCAACGTTTTTTCTTATTTCTTTTTTTAAAGACGACATTACTATAACATTTTCGCTTGATTGTTCCTTTATATAAATCAGTATTTGGTACGGAATAATCATACCAACATATGTTTTGTTCCAACATATTAATCAAAACATCTTTTGGTATCATTCCAAAATAGTTATCATCTCTCTTATTCATCATGAATAAATATATAATTAACTTAATCAACTCTTGGGGAAAGATAAGATTATCTTTGTATTTCCATAATGGAAAACTTGTATATCTTGGTTTATTCCATAAACGTTCTATTTGTTTTTTCTTTACTTACATATTATTCATTATTTTCTTATTTATCTTGATAGTATGGTCCAAAAGTTTTTCATCCGCGTCTTTAGTATTCATCATTTTCTTTTTTCTACTCTTTTTCTCAATCGGCATTTTTGAGATTTCCCATTCATTCACAGCACTTTGGAGAATATCTATCTTCTCTTTTAGTTCAGGACTTGGTTTAGTTTCATACCGTTGTTTCTTTTTATCTAATGTTTTCTTACAGTTTCTATACCGATTTTCAGTTGTTATATCAAATTTAATATTTGTTATATTATAATGGAGCCGAGAAGTACTGAAAGTATCAGTTCAATTGATGGGTTTGATATAGAAAAAGATATCATTGATTTTGAAAATGCCCCAGATTACGTTGATATGGAATACATTCAGCTCCTAAGGGATTTACAAGTTAGAGCGAATAGAGGATACCCTTTACTTGATAGACCACCCGTTAATTGGAAGATTATCGTTGAACTTAATTATTTACTGAGTAAAAACAGTGTATCTTGCTGGTGGTATGATGAGTTTTTAAGAACAAGGGAAGAGTTTATGTATATTCCTGAAGATCAACCGAACTCAACTTATAAAAGTGGTAAGAAAAGGGGACAAAGGAAAGTAAAATCAAGGAAAATGTTAACAGAAGATTATGAAAGATTATATACTCATGCAGAAAGGACCGGAATATTTCAAAGAAAACTAAAAAATGCAGATGAAATGATTAATAAATGTGTCAAGAGATTAGTTGAAAATAAATGGAATAGAGGAAATCTAAAACTTATTCCTGATTTAGATGGTATCCGCGATTTCTTAGAAAAGAATAAGATTGAAATTAATAAAGCTTTAAAGAAAATACCAAAAGGATATAGAGGTATAATATCATATATGGACTTACATTTTAATCATGATCATATGTGGTATGAATCCCTTAAGTTCGCTCACCCACTATATACCGTTTTAAGTTTATCAGATCCTGGACTTTCACTAAGGGGTTTATATCCTTGGTTTAGAAAAACTATTGGAGGCTATATACCTGATAGTAGAGGTTCTTATTATAAAGATGGTAGAGGCGACAGTTATATCGCAATAAACTCTACTTTAAAAGATAATATATCAGATAACAGTTTATCGATATGTAAAGTATTACTAGAATATATTGATTTAGATGTATTAAATCACCATTGTTCTCGTAATGCTGTAACCGATATCATTAAATTTGCTTCAATGAAATACCCCAATGCCCCTATACAAACACCATATGGTAACCATAATCATTCACAGTTACCAATTGAAGAAGAAAGGTTAAATAGAACAGCAGAAACAGCCCATAAAATGTTTGAGATGTTAGGTAATGTTGGATTAAAAAATCAAAATTTAAGAAATATACAATTTGATGTTCTCGGAAACTCATGGAGCCCTATCCGAACAACCCGTGATGGATTAGGTATGAATCCAAGATATATGGATCCTAATGACAGGCGTTTACCTAATCCCTATGCTAAGACTATTCTTGATTTATGTCACCCAAACATGATCACAACATCCATTGACCAAGGATTTCAAGAATTAACATTTGATAGAAAGAAATTATTAAATTATGCTGTAGGTTTAGAGGATCCTGGTTCATCATTATCTTATCTAGATAAAGATGTTAGTGATTATGTTGGTATTGAGTTATCAAGACAACCTATTAAATATCATAATGTAGAAGCTCAAAGGAGAAACTTTTTTTCTCAAGGTGAAAGAGAAAATAAAATAAAAGCATTTCAACGATTAAATACAGCGAGAGGATTAGATAGTTTAACATCGCAAATAGGCCCTCGTTCTGGTGTTGATATGGGTAATATTATGGATATTATGAGTAAACATGGTGGTATCCAATTACTTGAAGATGCTAAATACCCTGAAAATAAAATGACACACGAAAACTATACAGAACCACGTCCTCCTGAAAGTTATAATCCAGGTGATGTTATAGAATGGGGTAATGATAATATAGGGACAGTTATAGCGGATGGAAGGGAACGCGTCAAAGTATCGAACCTTAGAGATGGGAGGGAACATTTTATTCCAAAAGATATAAGGGGGTTGCGTAAAATATACGAAGAAGGCCCTACATATTCCCCTGGTTCTCCACCCGGATCTGAAGGTGGTGGCTCATGTAAGAAGTATCTAAAAAAGAAAAAGAATCTAACAAAAAAGAAAAAGACTTAACTATAATTTTTTATTAGTATTAATGGATTTTAAATATATCATTTATATCTTTCTTGTCACATTTATATTCACATTTTATGTAGAATATAGTGTCGGCAATATTATATTTAGAGAAACAGCTAAAGGTATTAAAGAGTTTCAACCTATTAATATTTTACATTATTTAATAGATCCACTACATAATGGTTTTTTATGGAATTATAAATTATTAGATGTTAATTATATTTTTACGATAGTAATAGCTACTATATTGTACCATAATAGATATATTACTACTTAAATAAATAACTCTATAATAAACTAGACTTACAACTATGGAACCTGAACCTGAACCAGATTCAGGAGAAAAGATTTTTATTCCACCTGATTTTTATTGCCCTATCACTGGCGAACTACTCGTAAACCCTGTTTCAGAACCATCCGGTCATACATACGAAAAAGATAGTATCCTTGAATGGCTCAAAATTAAAAATGAATCTCCACTAACCAAACAACCACTACATCCATCACAACTTACTGATAACCTTGGTATGAAACGTAGTATTGATTCTATTAGGCACAAGATTCAAGAAGATCAATTAAAGATAGAATCAAGGATTGTTGAAGAAACATTAGAACCATTTAAATCTGTTTTACATACAACTAAAATTGAACAATTTATGAGCCCTGATAAACTCGTTGTTAGCATCACTCCACCTGATATTAAAAATCGCCCTCCAATTGATGTTGTCCTTTGTATCGATGTATCAATGTCTATGAGTCAAGAAGCAAAATTAAAAGGTAATAGAAATGAAACTTTGAGTCATGGTATTTCAGTATTATCTCTTACTATTTCGGCCGCTAAGACAATTTTATATAGTCTTAATGAGAATGATAATATTTCAGTAGTTACATACAGCAGTGAAGCAAGAACAATTGTCAAGAATATGCCATGTAGTGCAGATAATCAACAAGTTATTGCAATGGAATTAGATAATCTTAAAGTGATCAGTAATACCAATATGTGGAGTGGTATTGTTGAATCACTTGATATCCTTAAAGAATCTTCACCATATTCCAAGAATAAAGGTATTCTTCTTTTAACTGATGGAGTCCCTAATAATATTCCCCCTAGAGGACATGAAAGCATGCTAAAAAGATATTTTGAACAACACAATTTTAAGTGCCCTATTTCATGTTATGGATTTGGCTATGACCTTGATTCTGAATTACTAATGAACCTCGCAGATATTTCAGGTGGTGATGGATATTCATTCATACCTGATGCTTCTATTTTAGGTAGTGTTTTTATTAACGGTATAAGCAATCTACTCACAACGGCATGTAATAATTGTAAACTAAGAGTAGAACTTAAGAAAGGATCATGTTTCAAATATTCAACTGAAAAAATGATTGAAATTGAAATTGATTCCCTAAAATATGGAAAATCCAAGAATTTATTGATTGATATTGATACATCAGAATGTAGTAGTCGCCATGTAGGTTATTTAGAAGATAGTGTCGAAATTACTCTAATTCTATCAGATTC